TCGTTCTTTTTGAGAATCTGCTCGTCCAATACTCGAAGTTCAGCAATAAGTGTTTCGATGTTAGGAATAGCTCGTGAAACATCATTGAAGAATATTTCTACAGGCTGACGTCTATGCCAGTAAGATTTGTTAAGTGAATATTCATCCATTTTGTTTCGTTCTAACATATAATTATTATAGATTATCAATATGAAATGAAATGGAAAATAAGATATCTGTCTGTTTAAAGGATGGAAGCTAAAATAATATTCCTCGAAGGGCTCCCTGGATCAGGTAAAACTACACTTGGTAACTCTTACAAAGCTCATAATCATAATGTCATCTTTTGTGAGGAATGGGTTGACGAGAAGATATTAGCTGAGTATATTGCTGATATGCCAAATAAGGCCACTTCATTTCAATTCCGAGCACAAGAAGAGACTATTAAGAAGATTCATGATGCAGTAGATCATGTCAAATCTGGAAAGACTGTTGTTATTGATAGAGGTATTTTCGGCAATGCTTCTTTTGCTGAACTTCAGTTCCAGAGAGGTTTCATAAATGAGATTGATATGCTTCGATATCGAGACAGATTCAGTGAAGAGTCTGTCTTATCGAAGCTTGAAATTCCTTATGAGATATGGCATCTACAATGTGATCCTTCACGAGCATTGACGCGCATTATGAAGCGTAATCGTAATGGTGAAAGTGCATATACATTGGAATATCTTGAGTCTCTTGCAAAACAACAGAATATGCTATTAGGCAATGCAAAAGTCATAGATATGAATGTACAATTGGATGTTAGCAGTGAAGGAATATATGAAATCGTTTCTTTAGAGATGTGTATGGTTGCACAATGATTTTAATGCATACACGTGCATTGAGAATAATGCTAAAACGAAATCTTGCGTTCAAAAATAGGATGGCGACTAAGAAACTATTTTCCTTATCTGATTTTTCAACTAATAAGGGCAAGAAAGATGATTTCTTAAGCCCTAAATCTACAGTCACATATGATGATAATTCTAAAACTTCAAATTTGGGAGGAACAGGTATAACTATAGATTTGTCTGGGCGTGTTGATCTTCCCGCAATACATCAGAGAATCAAGAAAGAGTTAAGTTCCACAAGTGAGGAACTAGATAGATGCAAAAAGAAAGTACAGAGTTTATATAGTACTAAGTTCGCTAGTGATGAGGAAGAAATACTTGCTGAAAGTGAAATCGTTGGCATAGAAAATTATATCAAGAGTTTAGAAGTCAAAGCAAGTGATGAACATATGTATGAAGATGCTGTGAGCGAAATCTTGGATATATACGATGCTATAGTTTCAAAGAATATCAATAGAGTTATTGGAAAAACTGATGTTCAAGTATCATCTGAACATTATCAGCTCTTTCAAAGCATCGTTGCAGAATTCATAACCATAGCTGGAAGATATACTGACCTTATCAGCGTCGTCACAAATGCTGTATCTGCTGGACAATGCTCTAAATGTCACGGAATTTTGATTAAGCATGGAAATCGAGCTCAGTGTAATTCTTGTGATCATCAAACTGCAATTGTGAATTCTGAAGTGTCATCCAATAACGTTGGTTTGACGAGTAAGTCCGAATATTATCGCTGTGAGACATTCGATGAATATATAGCATGTTTTCAAGGTAGAAGTAAGAAACCCATACCTCCACGTGTCTATGAAACTATAATAACTCATTGCGGAACATATAAGATCAATTTGAAGAATGTTCCAGATCCAAAACAACAGATACACAACATCTTGCAGAAGTATGAATTATCAGATTGGTATAACTATGTCAATCTTATTGCGAACAAGCTAGCTGGATGTGTTCTTCCTAACATATCAAAGTATGAAGAAAATTTGAGAAAGAGACATGCAATGATCGAACGTGAGTATCTGATGATACGTGAAAAAGAAGGTAGAAAGAACTTCCTTCAAAACTGGTATGTGCTCTTAGCATCTCTTATCATGGAAGGATACAAGCCGAATATGGATGATTTTGCAACATTAACCACAAGAGATGCTGCTGTCGAACATGATCGTATAATGAAGATAATTTGCAAAAGATTAGATGAACGTCAAGAAACTGATGTCGATAAGATGAACTGGGAATTTACGGGATTGGCGTAGTTAATCGACTAATAATAATTTGTTTTGTTAGAAAACAAAACAACTCTTCTTTGCACGCTTTCCGCACAACTTTCGCACCGTTTCAGAATGTCGATCACTCCAGGTGAATACGACAAGACCAAGCTTGCCATTAGCAAGCCTGAAAAGCACATCAACGAGGGTACCGAGAACTGCACCCTCACCATCAAGTACGCTGGAAAGGACTTCCAGTACTATGTTCCTGACGCCTGCGTCGGAACTCCTCTCTCCGAGAACCCCAAGAAGCCAGGCCAACTCACCCAAGGTTGGAATGTTGACACCCCTGCCTGGCGTGCCATGTTGGAGGATGTCTCGCGCCAATGTCTGCAAGCTGTTGTGGACAATCGTATGGCTGATGGAATGCCCAAGTTCATTCGCGGTATGGACAGCATCGAGAAGATCATGACTGCCAAGACCATGGGCATTCACGTCAAGACTGTCATCCACTTTCCTGAGAAGCAGGACTCTCAAGGCCATCCAACTGGTGTCATCGATCCTGATGCTACACCCAAGGCCTACGTTCGTATGATTCAGAACGGAAAGAATCCTAAGAAGGGAGTTCCGAACCAAGTCTGGACTAACTTTCGCAGTGCGCTTGTTCTGCGTCCTGATATTGCCGAGAAGATCGCCAAGGGCATCGAGAAGGACGAGAAGTATTCATTCGATGCTTGGAAGATGCACAAGGCACAGCAAGCTATGAAAGGCATGCCTTCTATCACCATTAGCGATATCTACGTTGCTGATGGTAACATCATCATCAGGCAGTCTTTGAGTGAGTGCTTCATCACTGAGTTCACTACCAAAGAAAGTCAGGCTCGCAAGAATCTTCGTTCCGATATTGTTCGAAACGGCAGGGAGATCACTGGACCTACTATGTTGCCTGATGCTCCTCCGCCTCCTGAGGAAGGTGGCGTGAATAACACTAACGTACAAGAGCTTACCTTCACAGCAAATCCTTCTGGTGGCAAGGGAAGTGAACCCTTCACAGTTGAAGTAATTCAATGAACATATCGCATAACCTCATAAGGTTATGTGATCATACACCTCCTAGCATCTTATTTATACATATATGATAGTTACAGAAATTCATAAGATTCCTATATAAGATCTTAATGTCTTTGAAATCTTTCTTTGTATGACGAAACTCTGCGTTTCGATCAGTGTAAAATTCACATTGATGAGCATAAGCTTTCTGCAAATTGTATCTTAACGTCAATAGACCATTGAGACATGTCTGGAACTCTTCTTTTGAAGCATCTCTCGTCGTATATTTCGATCCACAATCTATGTTGATGCTTATCATATAAGGATAATGATTCCTTCCATCAAACATTATGCCGCCAATGTGAGGAGGCATAACTCTTTTGAACTCTACTTGTATCATTTTTGATTTGCATACATCACATTTTGGACATTGATATCCAGTATCTTGAATGTCTGACTTCAAGCTTTCGTTCAAATCAATACATATCTGTCTGTGTCTAGGTCTTCTATCCTCTCCACATATACAATGATAATCCTTTTTCTCTGGTTGCGTCTCGTCTGATGGCAAGACAGGAACTTCAAGGTTGATCTCATACATGATCAAACAGTTTCTTTTCAAATGATTGAAAAGAAACATTGTCAATAATGAAGATATGAAGCTGCAACTATAAACCCTTCGCCATTTCCTACAGTGAAGAGGTAACAATACGAATCAGGACCTAATGCAAGTATCTTCTCCTTCTCACTAGAATAAAGTTGTTCTAATTCTTCTTCACCAATTGCATAGTATTTAGATTTCTCATTCACAAGACCTTCTATAGTCATATGAAGTGTATGGAATGCTCTGATTCTACCTTGAGATCTTTCTTGAAACTGATCCTCCATTGGCTTACGCCATAACTCAGGACGATCTTCAAGAGCTTTCAAATAAATTCTTTGAAGTTCTTGAAGCTTCTCAGGATTCATCACAATTTTCTTTTGTTCAGACATATTGAATCTTATAAAAATGTTTAATTCAAAATGAAACTGTTTTTAGACATGGATGCAGATACTCTCAAATTGTCAGAGAACCCTTGTGTCGTTGAAGGCTTCTTCTTAAAGCAAGCAAAAGTTATCAAGTGTAATGGTGCAGATTGTGATATCAAGATCGTATTTGATAAGTCACGATTTGAGAATGAAACCTTTGATGCATATGTGATGACATCATCACCCGATGTTGAATTAGGACATCTGTATTTCTGCGATGACTGTGGTGATCTTGTTATTACCTGCTCTCTATGTCAAGAGGGAGAAGAGTATGCTGATATATGCGATGAATGTTATGCAGAGGAGCAAAAGTCTTTTGATGATGAATTCAAATGTTATATATGCTCAGAACATGAGATCTTGCGTATAGATACAAAATGGTGTGAAGTATGTGATCGTCATGTATGTGATCATCATATGGAAAAATGTTCTGGATGTGATCTCTTGGTATGTGCGAATTGTTTTGAAGATGGTAATGGATGTGATGAGACACATGAACCTGAAGAACGACAAGCATTGAGTATTTCTGAGACTCAACAATTGAACTTGATGAGTTCAGCTAACATGACAACATGTCCATATTGTTATCAAGATATTACTAGTGATGACGTTGGCAAACACTATTGTGATAAGGCAAAGGATCAAGGTGTGAATCAGATTATGATGAAGTTGTTACTTCAAAGTCGTTTCATAAAGTATGAAGACGACAACAATTAACTATCACATTGCCATTGTGGCAATGTAATTTCATTCGTCAGCACCTGCTCTAGCTCGCATTTCTGCAGCACGTCTTTTGATATCATCCATACTCGTTGCTGATTTCGGCTTAGAAGTGGGAATGAATGTGACTGCTTTCCTTCCTCCACGTCTCGGTGGAGGAGCTTCTTCTTCTTCAGGTTCTTCTTGCTCTTCTTGTTCGTCTTGTTCGTCTCCGAATTCGCTTTCGAGTAGTTCTTCCTCAGTTTGATCATCCACAACCTCAACCTTGGGTGGTGGTTGTTGTGCTCTTGGATGTCTTCCAGCCTGAACAGGAGGTATTGGAGTTGGAGGTACTCGAACTCTTACTGTAGGCTGAGGTTGATGAGCATGAGCATGATTATGATTATGTTGTGGTGGTTGAGGTTGTGAATGAACATATGCATTAGGTTGAGATCGAATATTGTTATGTCCTGACATTCTGTTATTCAGCTCTGTTATGGCTTCAGTATGGGATTTTTCTGAACGCAGTTGATGTGCTCCGACTGCTTGTGTATCCTTCTTCAATTCTGCAACTTCCATTTCTAAGGCTGATATCTTATTCATTAGATACACGAATAGACTGCCGACTACAGCAATTTCTGAAGCTACATGAATTGCCGTAGTTTTGTTCATTTGAAATGATTCTTTACTTTTCATAAAGATTATTTTAAACCAAACTACTTTTGATTAAATGCAAGGAGGATTAGTTTATTATGTTAACGGATTTCTAATTAACATAGAGCAAGACGAGAATGAAAATATGATACATTACAACTTGAGATTGGATTTTGTTATCAAAAGACATACGTTATATGATGTTGAATCTCTTATTACCTATTCGAGAATGTATGCAGACAAAATCATGCTCGGAGTGAATTATTCAAAACATATAGAACATAAACTTCGAGCATATATAGAGTTTGAAGGTCTCGATTTCATTGACGATCCAGATGATGCATTCGACGCCATTGTAGGAGATATAGAAGGTGACAATATCGAACATGCTCAACCTAAAATCATTGTGTTTGAAAGTGGTGCCAATGCAAAACCTTTGGGACAATTTGCAAATTTTCAACTCGAGAGTGGCGAAAACATCAATTCTCTGAATCAGGGTGTTGTACAGGTATCTCGAGTTGAAATGGCTCCAGTCTTTGATACAGGTCAAGAAGGTCTCGTGATGGTTATTGAAGCTGATGGTGAAGAAGATGTAATATATCCATGTGCCAACAAAGATTGTTCAAATGCTGCAGCAGTTCAAGTCGTCAACCAAGATAACGATATCAATGTCATTGTAAGACCACAAATAGCTGAAGAAGCTGAAGAACAACCTGAAGAGCAACCTGCAGTGATTGTAGAACCCATACCAGAACCTGTTATTCTTGAGAATGCTCCTCCCGTAGTTCCCGAAGTTCAAGAACCTCTAACATTCACTATTGAGACCTGTCATCAAATCACTGAAAGACCATATGATGCAGAACGTATCTCAAGGAATGCAAGAGAAATCTATGGAATGCTTGCAGAAAGAATTAATCCTGCAACACATGCATTCACGAGGTTCGACAGTGACGATCTCAATTTCATCTTAAGACAATATGACAGATTGATTCTCAATGGTGAAATAGCGAACTCTGTGACAAGAGACATCTTTAAGATTAACCTCATGTGGGTATCAAATCAAGAAGAACCAGCATTGTATGATTTCGATAACAACACATTCGTCATGAGTATTTCTAGTACCGTGATCGGACGTCTATTTTCAGATGGTACTATAGTTCATACAGTTAACGGCGTTGAATGTACCGATCAGCTCATGATAGTTCAGCGTTTTATTGAGAATTTTATGATTGCAATCATTGCTGAGCGTTGTTCACAACTAGGACAGGAAGATGAAGCTCGCATTGCTCATCTCTTGTTCGGTCACAATTCAGAACAGTTCGGTATTATGTCATTCTATCCAGTTGTTGCTCATCCTGCTGATGAGATTGTAATTCCTCAGAATCCTCAAGAACCATCGAGAGTTGAAATTCAATTCATTGAGGTGAACGAACCTGCTCCCCAAAATCTTCAAGCAGAGCCAGTCATTGCAGTTCCTGAAGTTGTTCCTCTTCCAGGAGTTTTAAGACGAAGTTTTCCAACTCCAGAACTTGTTCGTTTGGAACTATTACGATTATTGAATGCCAAACGAGAGGAAGATCCTCCAGGTGTTGCTGTTACATTGAATAATGGTGAAGAAGTGAAGGTTGCAGCTGCACGTTCTAGTGAAGCAGCAACATTAGAAAACGGAAGAAGGATACCATTTTCAGATATTGCTACTATTAATGAAAACGTTGCAGTTTGAAATACATTTTTTGACATAATAGTCAAAAAAATAAAATGGTTTCTTTAACAAAAAGACTTAGAATAGATGGAAATAGAGATCTTAGAGTGTCCAGCTTTCAAGGGATTTCAGGTTGAGTTTGATGATGTTGGTTATTGGCTAGTGATAAGGAATTATCTCTCAGACGAACCAGATCCAGATACTTATTCTCCAGGAAATGCTTACATTTTCTGCATGAGTTTTAGCCTCATTTCCAAATATCAAGAAACTGTCCTCATGTTGAATAGAGTCAAAGCTTTCCTTAAGGCTGAAGGTTTCAAACATCTCTTTTCTGAACTCAAGAGCCCTGACTTCTATATGCTTCTAGAGTTAGGATTCATGAGAGATAGCCGATACAAACATCTCATATCCTACAAGCTCTAATTCTTTGCAATGAACTTCTCTAGACACAAGATGAGATTATCTGGCATAAGATTTACAACAAAGAGAACATCACCTGTTTCCTTATTCGACTCAGCTTGATAAGGAATAGAAGCATCTGTCTCTCCAACTCTCTTTACAGGATCATACTTTGATTTGTATGCACATATGATCTTATACACGTTTTGTGAAGAGTTAGGACTTAGACCGCTTAATACTCTAGCTAAGGCAATTTTACGTTCTATTGTGAGCTTATCGGTCTTATCGATTTCCTTGTACAATATCTCAATGAGATCCATCCTTCGTTTTGATCTATTTGATCAAAACGAACCTTTATCAATTTAGAGATTGCGTTTGTTACGGGCAATGAACTTACGAGGAGCAGCAGTGTTTTCTACCTTAGGTACAATCTTTCCTTTTGGGGCAGACTTTGTCGCGAACTTATCTGCATTGAAAGGTGTCGACGTTGTTGATGTTTCACGGGTAGATTCTACAGCCATAGCAGAAACGATAGTAGGAGATGTTTGGCGAGGATTGCCTCTTTGACGAGGAGGATTCTGTGGGGGACGAGTAGGACGAGTGCTTTCGACACCAGCAGCAACTTTCACGCTTTCGGGCAACTTCTTAAATTGAGTAGGATTGAAAACCTTGGGTGTCACAACTCTTTCTTGAGGAGTTGCAGTGACTGCAGTCTTTGTCTTCTTTGAATGCTTCTTTCCAGTTGCAATAATCCAAGATTTCATGCTATCAAAGTCTTCTCTGTTCACATTCTTCATCTCAGTACCATTGGCAGGATTGTCACTCTCATGAATATAGAAGTAAGGTCCATAGTTCACAAACTTATATTGTTGTGCAAGGGGACGATTCTCAAGAGTACCGTCAGACTTCTTGCTAAATCCCCATTCGATCTGAACTGGACTAACTACAGCCTGAACTTCAGGATCTCGAAGAAGTTTTGGCCAAACCGATCCAGATTTGAAGTTAGTGCAGTGGCCGCATGATGTCATTGCAAAAAATATGAAGAGAGGTTTGTCGTTGCTCATTTCTGATTTATGACGAAGTTTAAATTCAATAGAATTGTTTTAAAAATGTTCTGCACATGAGTTTTGAAATGTTGCAAAAACCTGAAAAGGTCAATGTTGATGATGTTTTGGATCTCGAATGGAGATCTTTATCTTGTATGAATCATTCGAGATATATGATATCAAATACTGGACTCTTAAAAACAATTGATACAGGATACACAACTTCTGGATCTAAACGACATACTGGGTATTACGTATCATCGATAATTGATGATAATGGAATATCTCATAACCCTGAAATACATAGATTAGTAGCATTCGCTTTTCTAGGTATTCCAGATGATCCGACATTGACGGTAGATCATATTGATAGGAATAGATCAAATAACAATTTAAACAATCTGCGATGGGCTACAAAATCACAACAAAACAAAAATAGAATCAGCAGAACAGCTTCTCTCAAATGTGTAGGAAAACCAGTAACACAAATGACCTTAAATGGAGTAGAAATTATGACATGGTTTATGGGATCTTATGCTGAAAGATATATTGAAAGTACAGGTGTCAAATGTTCTCACATATCAAACGCATGTATTAAAGGATGTCAAGATGGTGGTTATTTATGGAAATATGCTAGAGAAGACATACCCGGAGAAGAATGGGCTCAAGTACATGATGAAGATTTTAAATTAACTGTATGGGCTTCAAATAAGGGTAGAATCAAATTATCTGATGGAAGAATTAGTTTCGGTTATAAACAAGGAAAACACAAAGCTATTTCTATAGCTCACAAAAACCAAAAATCCCATGCAGTACATCGCTTAGTTCTCTTAGCTTTTGTCGGTCCAGATGATCGTGTCGTTAATCATAAAGATGCAAACGGATTTAATAACAAGTTGGAGAATCTTGAATATGTTACGCAAGCTCAAAATGTACAACATGCACATGATAATGGCCTTATTAGTGCTCCTAAAAACGGCAACAAGCAGAGGTCTAAACCTCTTATACAAATTGATATGACAGGCAATATTGTTGGTAAATATCCGAGTAGTGTTGAAGCTGCCAAGATTACAGGATTTCATGTAACTTCTATAAACAAAGCTTGTAGAGAGGGAGCAATATTTAAAGGATTCAAATGGGTAAGAATAGCCAAAGAATAACAAATCTAAAGACAAACGTCTTTAGATTATTGATTGAGATCCTGCAAATACCTCAACATTCTCGTCGTGTCTGATAACACGTTATATACACTTGCTCCAGTCTGAAATACTCTTCTTAATACACTTTCATCAATATCCATCCTCATTATGATAGCATTACCTTGCATGCCCATTCTAGTACCATATATGTTACGTATCATATCATCCATGAAGTTACCTCTCGGATGAGGAGGTATGCCAGAGTTGTATCCTCCATCAAATTCAGGCATTCTCGGTATTTCTATGATATCATCATCTTCCTCAGCTTGTTCAACTGTTATGAGTTGCATATCACGTCCATATGTCTCATCTGAAGTATCCTTAACTACATGAGATACAGGAATTCTTATTTCTTGCATGTCATTGAAGGGTTCCTTCTTCACATCATTGTATTTTGGAATTGGAATATCTTGATCACGCATACATTGTTCAAAGAGAGAAGGATCGTCTTTCATGCATTTCAATATAGTCTTGACTGCATGTGTTTTGAGGCATGCGTTTATAGCATCTCTTGAAAGGGGTATCTCTTTCTCACACTTCAAAGATTTTGAAGGAAGATAATGTTCAACAAAATACTCAGTGTGTCTGAACCCTTCTTGAAACATACTAACACGCCTCTGAGGATTTTTAGCATCATCAAGCATTGACATATCATCTGTAACAGGTATTACTATACACATACATTGATCTGAAGCGTTGGCTATAGCGAAGTTTGTCATTTCTCTTAATGGTAAAGACATTATCCTATCATAATAATTAAGCATTGTGATCTCATCGAAGTTCCAGGTACGCTTATCTTGAACACCAATTGCTAAGATAGGTGTTCTTCCATCATCTAAGTGTAAGACAGGTAAAGGATCTAATACGGCACCATCAACAATATAATCCTTTTGATGCCCGAGCTTTCCAAATATGATGGGAGTGTTTGATGTTGCACGCATACAAGCTAATAAATTCCAATCTGGATGTGATATATGATCCATATAGATCGCGGTTTCTTGTTTCAATGATACGACAACAAAGATGATTCTCTTCTTTGTGAGTTGATATAGTTCTTGCAAGGTAGGAACCTTTCCCAATTTCGCAACAATAAGAGATGTCATCTTCTTTGCCAACTCATCATCAAATGTTGCATTAGAGAAGAGTCCGAACTGATCGATGGCATCTGCCCATTTGATATCACTGAAATCTTTGAATATTCTCGTTTCAAGTGAATGTTCTAATATCTCTCTAGGTGTATATCCTAAGAGAAGCAACGTATTCAAGATAGCACCAATACTAGATCCTATGTAACTATGAACAGTGTCTAACATTCCGTTAGACCAAAACCAAAATACTGCACCTAATATATTTAATCCTTTGAGTCCTCCGGATCCTAATGCTAATACCTCTGGTCTCCAACTTAACAAATCCATTTATATGCGCAACAATGACTTTAACCAACTATCTAAACGTCATAAACGCATTAAAAATGAATGAAGAAGAACCTAATGATCTCACAGAATGCAGAATATGCATGCAACCATATGATACAACAAATCGCAAACCTGCTAAATTGAATTGTCTTCATACCATATGCATATCATGTTTATCTCAGGTTTTGAATAGTGTCAAAGCAAATAAAGCATGTGCATGCACAAAAGTATATCCAGACAGTGTCATGGTGGATGATGATATGATGAAGATCATTAAGAGACTTCAAGATGCAGATGAAGCCAATCAAGCTTTATCTGTTGCATATAGTGAGGTATGTGCAGATTTTGGAAATATCGGAATAGCATTGAATGAAGAAGACAACTATATGATTGATGAATATAAACGTAAAGCAAAGAAGTATGATGAATTGTTAAGAACCATAACATATAGAAAGGTTGAAGCATATATGATAGGTCCTAACAAATCGTGGATATGTCCTGTATGTAGATGTCTCAATTTTTGGGATGTTGAAGCATGTGGATGTAAAATATTTGACAAGATGTATGGTCTCTTAGGTGAGGACGGTCAAATCTTAGATAGTGAATTTCAACATCGTAATGGAATATGTGAAGGAACTATATGTAATGTATGTAACGATTATATTGCAAAAGAGCAACTTTTGAATTGGCATAATAGTAGTAATGGCATGTCTGGATGTTCTAAATATTATGAATATCGAGGAGGCAAATGTGATATGTGTGATAAATAATATTGATTACGATAAGTTATAACTTATCGTAATAAAAACAAGATGCAGATATTCTTCTTACACTGGAATCCTAAGAAGATAGCAGAATACTTATGTGATAAGCATATAGTCAAGCTTCCTACTGAGACTGGACAAATATTGTCAAGTGTCCTCTTCATGAATGATGTTCGATATCAGTATTATGCTCAATGTGGATATGTTATGAAGCCTGTTCGTAATCTTAGACATCCAGTGATACAATGGGTTAGACAATCTAGAAGTAACTATTGGTGGACAGTAGCATTATTGAAGGAATTATGCCTTGAGTTTGAAAGACGTTACGGCCAAAAGCATAAGCTATGGCTGTTATATGAAAATATTGAATCAAAGAGAATTGCTGAACCTGATCTTCCAGACATAGGATTTGTTCCCATGTCTGAAGAATATCAAGCTGTAGGTCAAACATATAAACATAAGAATCCGATTGTAGCATATAGAATGTATTATATCAAAGAAAAATCAGGTATTGCAGTATGGAATAAGAATAGGACTCCTCCAGAATGGTTCACTCAAACAGTTTGCGAGGAACAGCAAAGCCTCTATCATCATCTCTAGGAATAATAGGAACCCTTACTTTCCTGGGTGCTCCAGGAGGATTAGGTTGAGGAGTTCCAATAACGTCCTTATTCTTCATTGTTTGTTTTAAAAATTAAAAGGGAGAAAAAATAAATCAATAATACACAAAAAGCTTCACATCTAATGCTCTATTCTTTTAATTGAAAACATCATTCACTCAGTGAATAATGTAAATGTTTACATTGATACCTGTCCTCGAACAAAGAAACCTCAATGAAAGAGATAAATTCATATCCCTCGACAAAGACACTCATATATACACCGTTAATGGTGTAGCAGGTACATATACATCTGTCACAACTTGGATTCACTCACACTTCAAAAAGTTCGATGCAGATGAAGTAATCTCTAATATGAAGAAGGGTAAGAGATGGGGACAGAAGCATAAGTATTTTGGACGAGAACCTGAATCTATCAAGCTTGAATGGGAAGAGACTGCTAAGACTGCAAGCAAAGCAGGTGAAGAAATGCATTCCAACATTGAATGTTTCATGAACGACCCTGTTTTGAATGATTATAGACACATTGATCTCTTACATTATCACAACATGAGTGTTGGTGAAGAAGATATAAAGAGTCCCGAATGGCAATACTTTCTTCAATACATCATAGATCATCCGAATAAGAGACCTTATAGAACAGAATGGCTTGTCTTTCATGAAGAATATAAACTTGCAGGAAGCATTGATATGTTATATATCAATGATGATGGCACCTATGATTTGATGGATTGGAAAAGATCTAAGAATATTGAAAAAGACAATCCTTTCAACAAATTTGCGATAACTGATTGTATTAAGAATATTCCTGATACAAATCTTTGGCATTATACCATGCAACTGAATGTGTATAGAAAAATTTTACAAGAAAAATACAATATAATTGTTAAGAATATGCACTTATTAAGATTACACCCGATCGCTGATACTTATGAGTTAATCCAAGTTCCTGCCATAGATGGTATATTAAACATGTTACTTAAGTAAATATTGACGTTTTGTATGAATTATATGACAATGTTTACATAACACTCTACATTTTTTACATTCATTAATGATATTGTCAAGTGTATATTTTGAATTTCTCACCATACTTGAAATGTTTTCTATTTTACTTTTTGGATCTAGATGATCCATGTCAATGAACTCTAATAAATCTGGATAAACCATATTACAAGATGAACATCCTAAAGCTCTTATACCGTCAACATACTCTTTCTTTTTTTCTTCGAGAATAGGAATAGTATCACGACGAGAAGGAAGTTTCCTTCTTTTAGTTTCTTCAATATGACATTTAATACAAAGAACTTGGCATTTATTAGCTTCTAAATACATAGCATGTTTACTATTCATATTTGATACTTCTGATCTTTTTGGAATGTATTGCTCGTGTGGAAGTAACAGAGCTCTTTGTCTTTGTTCATCTTCTGTCAAATGATCCAACTGAGTTACAGACAATTCTATCATATCTGAATTCAATATATCTATTGCTTTGTAGGGATTTTCAAATAAATTTACATATCGCACACCATTTAATTCATAAGTTTGCAACTTTACAGAAATCAAGCTCTCTCCATCAGGTTTTAAATAGATACATTTGCATTTATTACAACTAGCTTCGATTTTTATCATAAAATCATGCTTAATTTCATTATATATTACGGATCTTTGGTTATTTCTGAATTCTTGTTGTTCGTGACAACTAGTACATAGCAATGTTGATGTCGAGAGTTCGTCATATTCTTTATGACAATGTGCACAAATGGTAATATTAAGTTCCGCGGCTTCTCTTCGTTTGTCTTTTTTCCAATTATCCAACATATAAGCTTTGTAATCTCTGCAATCCTTGCATTGATTATACAAACCACTTTTCGGGTCTTTAGGTTCTTTCCGAAACAAAAAAACAGGTACTTTGTCTACTGGATAATCAGATGGTATACTCTTGCCATGAGATATTTCAGTACAGTACAAAAATTCCTTGTTTGCTTTATCAGCAATCAATCTCTTGTCCTTAGCTTTTTGTCTATACTCTTTATTTCTCTTTTGATTATAAATTCTGCAATGTAAGCAAGTTTTGAATAATTTTCCATTCTCCTCAAACAAATCTATTGGAACTTTGTCCTTATCGAAAGGTGATTCAGAAGCGGATTTGTGTCCGAGACATGCACATTTAGAAAATTGCACATCCATTTTAGTTTTTGAGATATACATAATTTCTAACATCAATTGGAAGCGTTCAAAAACGCTCGAAGAAGATTATTTTTGTCAAGTAATTTCATTGTTGATGCAAGTGAACGTATATTACCAATTTTGAAATCTCTCCGAAAATGATGTTCTTAAGGAGAGTTATAGTGTAGAACTTTACCATTTTTAATTCTTTCAGCTTTGCCAGTTAATTGTGTATCAACAGTTTCTGATATGCCAAATAAATCATGAGCTTCAATCTTTGTGTAACTAATAATTGCGAATAGCACTACAGAGAAATTATAGCTATTATCACCCAAGTGCTTATTGCTTCTTTGTCCATATTGAAATATTTGATCAACGTTCTATTTATCACCTCATCCCATGCATTAATCACTAGAAATGCGATTATTACTATAATTAGAATTGTGATTGTAAACTTAATATCCACCATTTATCCGAAAGTTTTAAATAAAAATCTCAAATACACGCAATTGAGGTTCTTAATTTATATCCGAACAACAGAAAGATGAAGTCATTTGATGAATATTTTAGTCCAGTCACAGTTGCTAGACCTCCACTCGGAGGTTGTAGTAGTTCTAAGTCAATCGTAAAAAAGGGAACTCTTGCAGTTGACTTCGATGATGTTTTGTTTCCATGCTTAGAAGGCTTTGTATCGTATTGTAAAAAAAATGAACTTGCAGAAGGAAGTCTGGAAAACTTAGATGATGTCGTATTCACCAAGATATTTAACTGTAATGAAGAGCAATGTCAAGTGCTTTTTGATAAGTTCGGCTCAAGCTATGAATGGCGTGATCTTCATCATGTGGCTCCTCCAGAAGCTTGTGTGAAGAAACTAAAAGAGATCAAAGCATATGGCTATAATCTTGTTATTATATCAGCTCGTGATCATCAACATCGTGAGCTCACTCATCTATTTCTTGAGACTTTCTTTCCAGACATGTTTGAAAAGATTGTATTGTGTAACTATCATGGTCATGTTGATGAAAAGCGTCCTCGAAGATCAAAAGCTGAGGTTTGTCGTGAACTAGATTGCTTTGCTCTTCTTGATGACAATCCGAAATACTTACGAGAAGTAGAAGCAGCAGGAACTGCAGGTATTCCTTTTGGACATCATAGTTGGACAAAAGGATATGCTACTGAGAATAGTGTTGGAAGTTGGGATGAACTAGATCTTTCATTGCTTGATAGGTTGTGTCAAAAACACTATGAAAAGCTCAAATGAGTTCATAAATGTTATATTCATGATTTCAAATCGAAATCATGAAGCAGTTTATTTTGGACAAACAGGAAGAAC